TTTGCTTGGAATGAAAATATAGAATTTATAACTAATGTAAGTAGCGTATCAATTTCTACTGCATTAGGCACCACTACTCAAGAAGTGGGAACAGGTGTGATTGTAAGTCCAACAGGCTTGTCAATGACATCCGCTCTAAACTCTGTAACAATATCAGAGGCTTCTGCATTAGTAAATCCAACAGCGTTAACAATTGGTGCAGCCCTATCTGGAGCTTCAGGAATTACAGGTGAAGGTAATGTAGGTGTCATAGCACCTTCAGATCAACTAGATTTTGCTATTGGAACACCAGTAATTGATATATTCACTCAGGTAGATCCTACGGCCGTTACAATGGCCTCAGCCTTAGGTAGTGTGACTACAACTGCGGACGCTTTAGTAACACTTGGTAGTTTATCTAGCGCTTTCTCATTAGGCACAGAAACAGTTGAAGTTGGCACGGGTGTGATAGTAAGTGTTTCTACTGTAGCACTGACTTTTGCAGAGGGCACAGAAACGGCAACAGGTGGCGCTTTAGTTGATGTCACAGGACTAAGTATGGCAACTACCTTAGGTGATACATTTGAAACTCCTTGGGCAAACGTAGTAACAGGAGCAAGTAACACCTGGACAGAGGTTAATGCAGCTTAACACAAAAAATTGAAAAAATTATTAATAGGGGTTCATCTTGGTTCTCATGATTTAAATCTTTCACTCTACGATGGTAAAAAATTTAAATATATTCATTATGAAAGACACTGTGCTTACAAAAATGCTGGTTTAACAAAATTAAATGAAGCAGCTTTTTTTATACGTAAATGTATAGAGGTTTATGGATATGATACAAAAGATATCAAATCAATAGCTTGCACTATTGGAGAAAGAGATGATCTTAGTGTATTCTTAAAAGACGAAAAAACTTTAGTATCTAAAATAAACTTATTTGAAAATTTTGATGAGTGTTATCAATTAGATCATCATTATGCACATGCTTTATCTTCTTTCCCCGTAATAGATACTAATAATCATTATGTAAATGATGGCCATGGAGATTGGCATAAATATTTATCAGTTATAAAAAAAGATAAATTAAATGATTATCTTGTGGAGGGTCTTCATGGTAATTCGTTTGGAGGTTTACTTCAAGATCTTTGTGAAATTCAAGGTTTGAGTTGGAATGATGCTGGTAAATTAATGGCGTTTATAGGGTTTGGTAAAATTGATTACGACTATATTAATAAATTCAAAGATCAAGATTTAAAAAATAGCCACGTATATTCTCATTCCAGAGAATTTTTAAGATACTCTTACAACAAAGGGGTACGAAAAGATTTATATGATATTAGTAATCAAAGTAATTTTATAAGCACCTTACATAAATTATATGAGATAAAGTTTTTAGATTTTTTAAAAAATTATTTCAATAAAAATGAAAGTTTTTCTTATTCTGGAGGCATTGCACAAAGCATTGTTTTAAATACAAGTTATAAAAAAATGTTTCCTAATATGACAATTACACCTCATTGTGGTGACTCTGGTTTATCATTAGGTTGTATAGAGTGGCTACGTAAACATTATGGGTATGATCCAATAAATATTAATAATTTTCCTTTTATACAGGCTGACGAACATCCTGGAGCAGTAAGTAAACAAACTATAAAAAAAACAGCTGAGTTTTTAGCTAAGAAAAAAATTGTATTATGGTATCAAGGCCACGGAGAGGTAGGACCAAGAGCTTTAGGCAATCGTTCAATATTGATGAGCCCAGAAGGAGATAAAAACTCCTTAAACGAAAAAGTAAAAAAACGAGAGTGGTACAGACCGTATGGAGCTAGTGTAACAATAGATAATTATAAGCAGTATTTTGATTTAGATTGGGATAGTCCTTACATGTTGTATAATTCTAAGGTTAAAGATACTAACAAATTTAAGTGCATCACTCACGTTGATGGAACTTGTAGAATACAGACAGTATCTAATAAACACGAAGTTTATTTTGATCTTTTATGTGAATTTGAGAAGCTAACGGGCTTTCCTATCCTTTTAAATACATCTCTGAATATACAGGGAAAACCTATTGTAGGCACAAAAAAACAAGCTAAAATAATGTTTGACAACTCTAACGCTGATATATTAGTTATAGGAGATGATATGTATGTAAAATAGGTTTGCGTACGTTTTAAAAAAAAGATATATTTTAACGAGGTAAAAACATGTCAAGCACATATTCAGATAGACTTAAATTAGAACTCATGGCAACTGGTGCAAACGCCAATACATGGGGGACAAACACCAATAATAACCTTGAGGTTGTTGATGCTTTTTCAGCAGGATATTTAGCAAAATCTGTCGCTGGTTCATCTAATATTACATTAACTACAGCTAATGCCTCAGACACAGCAGAGTCATCAAATAAAACTATTGAATTAACTGGAGCCTTGACAGGTGCAATAAGTGTATTTATTCCAGCTGTGGAGAGTGAATATAACTTTTTTAACAATACTTCAGGTTCTCATGATTTAAAAATTTCAGCTACTGGTCACGATGCAAACGGAGTCGTAATTGCACAAGGGGCTAAGACAACAGTATTTTGTGACGGTGCTTCAAACTTCAATGTAGAAATAATTTCATCCACTGATGCAGCAGCATTAGGATCTGGAACTATACCAGATGCAAGATTTCCTTCCACTTTACCCGCAGTTAGTGGAGCAAACTTAACCAATTTAGACGCTGCAGATTTAGCTTCAGGCACTATACCAGATGCAAGATTTCCAGCGACCTTACCTGCTTTAAATGGTTCTGCACTTACAGATTTAAATGCAACTGCCCTAGCAACTGGCACAGTTGCAAACGCAAGATTAGATACCGTTCCAACATCAAAAGGTGGAACAGGTTTGACCTCTATAGGAACTGCTGGTCAAGTATTGACAGTCAACTCTGGTGCAGATGGTTTAGAATTTGCAACTGCAGCGGCTGGTGGAGTAGGAAGTGTAACTACAACAACTTTTAACTCCTCACAAACTTTTACAGCTGACTCTGACACCCAGTTTGCCTCTATGATTATCGTAGGTGGCGGCGGAGGTGGAGGAGGTGGAGCCATTGGCCCAGGTGGAAACGCACCAGGCGGAAATGGTACATCTGGCGGATCTAGCTCGTTTGGTAGTTTAGTCACTGTTAATGGAGGTGGCGGAGGTCAAGGCACTCCAAGAAATACAACAGGTGGTGGTGCAGGAAGTGGTGGAACTGCTTCTGGTAACGTACCCTTTGTGCCAAGTAGTGGTAACTCTGGATCAGGTAGATCAGCAGGAAGTGGAGGTTTCTCTGCGGCTTTCGGCGGAAGTGGCGGAGGTGGAGGTAGTGGTCCTCGTAATGGAGGTGGCGGCGGCGGAGCTGCGGCTGCTTTTGTTGTTGTCGGTGGGCCTGATTACTCCCCAAGTATAGCTTTAACAGTCGGATCAGGTGGTAACGCTGGCGGCGGTGGTCAATCAGGTAACTCTGGAGGCGGCGGCGGAGCTGGTAAAATTCAACTTACGGAGTTCAAAGGATAATGGCAAAATTTATTTATATTGATAGTAATAATAGAGTTCTGTACGTAGCTGACGCAAGACCAAATGATGCAACCACTGCTGATTGGATTGAAGTGTCAAATGATTCTGTTCAAGAGCAATGGTATTACGACTTATCTACTCAAACATTATCAGAATTTAAACCTTACACGATAGATGAAATTAGAGATATGAGAAATCAAAAACTTACCAATACGGATTGGATGGTTTTAGAAGATAGCCCATATCAAGAAAGCAGTCAGTCTTCAAACCTAACTGCAATAAAAACTTACAGACAGTCTTTGAGAGACTTTCCCAACCCAAGCACTTCTTACAATGAAGATAATACTGTTTGGCCCACATTAACATTGAGTTAGGAGTCATCACTATTTATCTCAAATAGAATGATTGTTAAACAAAACTACCTTATCAATAATCAATTTTTACCTTTTGATGTTTGCGATGACATCATTAAAGTTGCTGATCAACAACAGCAAGAAGAAGCTACAACTCAAGACGGATTAAATGAGAAAGTAAGAAATTCAAGAATAACTTGGTTAGCTGATAGATGGATTTATGATTGGATCGACTCCTACATTGTTCAAGTTAATAAAGAGGTAGGTTGGAATTTTGATTTTATCGGTGCTGAACAGATACAATTCACTAGATACTCTGAGGGACAATTTTACGGTTGGCACCAGGACTCTAATTTTAAAGAAGAGTATGAAAGAAAAATATCAGTTGTTATACCCTTGAGTAATTCAGAAGATTATGAGGGAGGAGATTTACAATTTTATGATTCTTTGCAGAGACCAGAAGCTAAAGAGTCACGAATAATGAAAGACGAAAATACCAGAACAAGAGGATCTATTATTATATTTCCTAGTTACATTTATCATCGTGTGACGAAAGTAACAAAGGGACAACGACTATCAATTGTTCTATGGTACAAAGGAGAAAAATGGAAGTAGATAACAAATTTGATAAAGAAAAATATTTAGTAGTAAGAAACGCAATATCATTAGAGCTAGCTGATTTTATTTGTAATTACTTTTTAATGAAGCGAAAGGTAGTTGAGAAAATGAAATTTGATAGAATAATATCTCCTTATATTAATTACCTAGGAACATTTGGTGACGACATGAGTGACAATTGTTATGGTCATTATGCAGATATAGCCATGGAAACTTTATTAAAAAAATTAAAACCTCAGGTAGAGCAACATACTGGTAGATCTCTTTATGAAACTTACACATACGCTAGAGCTTATCAGTATGGTAATTATTTACGCCGTCACAAAGACAGAGAGTCTTGCGAAATATCATCTACATTAAATTTAGGTGGAGATCCTTGGCCCATATACCTTGATCCTACAGGTGGCACTAACAATGAAGGTGTAGAGGTAATTTTAAGACCTGGAGATATGTTACTTTATAAGGCAAATTTTGTAGAGCACTGGAGATATTCTTTTACAGGAACATCTTGTGTGCAAGTTTTTTTACATTACATGGATATTAAGACAGACGGTGCAGAAGATAATAAATATGATAGACGACCTTTTTTAGGACTAT